AATATTATTGATATTGCACATTCGGTAAGAAGAGCTCAGGCGATTAACTCTGAGATTAAGTCTTGGGGTTTGAAATACATTACCACATATTTGGAAAAAGAAAAACCTAATCGTGTGTATGTTGAGGGTAGTAAAATTTCGAAGATATATCTTGATAATGAAAGTTATTATGTAAATCCAAAAACGGGTGGATATAAACAAATAGGTGAACCGGGTACTGAAGATTTATTAAAAAAATATCCAGGTAAGTTTGAAATATGGCCAGGTAGAAAAATTGTAGAACAATATCTTGATGATGACCTTTACGAGACAATGATTGTTGATGACTCGTTTTCTCAATCAACATTCTTATTATCAAAACTTGTACCAACAACATATGAAAGAATTGCAACGATGGGTACTGCGACATTATGGAAAATAATAATGTTGGCGTGGTCTTATGAAAATAATTTGGCAATTCCAGAAAAAGATGAGAAGAGAGCTTTTACTGGTGGACTATCTCGTTTATTAAATGTTGGTTATGCGAAGAACATTGTTAAGTTTGATTACTCATCACTATATCCATCTATTCAATTAGTATATGATGTGTTTCCTGATTGTGACGTAATGGGTGTACAAAAATCAATGTTAAAATATTTTAGAAATATTCGTATTAAATATAAAAATCTTGCGGGGGAATTAAAAAATAGTGATCCAGTTGCGTCTGAAATGTATGACCGTAAACAATTACCAATTAAGATTTTTATCAACGCATATTTTGGTAGTTTATCTGCACCACATGTCTTTCCTTGGGGTGAGATGGATTCAGGTGAAACGATTACATGTATAGGTAGACAATGTTTGCGTATGATGATTATGTTCTACATGAAGAAAGGTTATAAACCTCTTGTAATGGATACAGATGGTGTGAACTTTGAAACGCCTGAAAGTGCAAAAGATACCGTTTATATTGGTAAAGGTTTAAATGAATTAGTAATCAAAGATAAAGAGTATCATGGAATTGAAGCGGATACCGCCGAGTTTAATGATATCTTCATGAGAAATGAAATGGGTCTTGATATTGATTATACTGCCCCCGCTTGTATTAATGTATCTCGTAAAAACTACATCATTAAATTGATGAAGAAAGGTAAAGAGAAAATTAAATTAACAGGTAATACTATTAAATCTAAAAAATTACAAACATATATTGTTGAATTTTTAGATGAGGGTTTAAAATATTTGTTGAATGGTGATGGCCATTCTTTTGTGGAATTATACTATGATTATGTTAGTAAAATTTACAATAAAGAAATTCCGTTATCAAAAATAGCAAATAAGGCTCGTGTTAAACAATCACTTAATGATTATAAGAAACATATTCAAAAAACAACTAAAGCCGGTTCATTAATGTCTAGACAGGCACATATGGAATTAATTTTACAAAATGAATATCCTGCGGGTCTTGGGGATACAATTTATTATATTAATAATGGAACAAAGAAATCTTCTGGAGATGTTCAAAAAGTTTCAAAACCAACAAAAAAACAACAAGAAGAATATCAATTAAAATATGGTACGATTATGCCGAATGATTTTATTGAGATTAATTGTTATATGATTGATGAAAAAGAAATTGTAAACAATCCAGATTTAAAAGGTGATTATAACGTTGCTCGTTATTTGAATAATTTTAATAAAAGGGTTGAACCATTATTAGTTGCCTATAATCCTAATATGCGTGAAGATATTTTAATCGATGACCCAAAAGATAGACAATATTTTACAAAACTACAATGTGAACTTGTTAATGGGTTTCCATTAAAAGAAAGTGGTCAAGATAAATTTGATGAGGTTATGACCTTGTCCGATAGTGAAGTTATTTTTTGGAATCGTGTGGGTAGAGATCCGTTCTTTATGTATGTTGAAGATAGTCTAAAATTAGTTGACCAAAATTGGGTGGATCATAATAGAAAGGTTGTAAAATTACAAGCAAATAGCACCGTAAGTAATGAAGATGAGATTATAGAAAACGATGGACATGATTATGCCTATCATGCTATCGAAGTTTAAATTACATTAAATGGATTTGGCATTGCTCTAAATTTAAGGGCTTTATTTAGATTTTCAGCTTCTCCTGCTTTTCTTTCAAGTATCTTGTCAGGACGAAGTCTTTCTAATCTAGCCATTAATTCTTCAATTGCTTTTGATTTTTCATCTTTACCTTCAGTAATTAACGATTGGTAATCTAATTTAACGGCACTATCTGGAACTTGTAAGTCACCAGAGAATTTACCCCATATTCTACCTAAACCTTCTTTAGAATAACCAATTAGATATTTTCTAATCCAGTTTTGTGATGGTTTATTTAATTTATCCCAAGTTAATTCTTCAGTCATAACATCAGATGGTAATTTAATAACGTCTTTGTTTTTCTCTAAACAAGTATCTCTATCCATTGTGTCATAGTACCAATACCAAACTTGATAATTAGTTCTACCAAATTGACCAAAATCAAATTTACCTCCTGGGGTATTATAAAGATGTATTATTTTTTTACCTTCCGAACCGGCAGTTATTCTATATGTTAATTCCCCACCAATTAATCTATTTTTAATACTTCTATCTTGCATCCTTAAAAGAAGGTCAAATGCTGGCATCATAAAGAATGAACCTGCGGAACCCGTTTGAGCAAATCCACCACCTGAACCAAATCCAACACCACCAAGTCCACCAAAACCACCTAAAAATGGGTCAATGATTGAATCGGTCAATTCCGCTCTTGTGAACCATAACAATTCGTTTATTTCACGTCCAGCAGGTATTTCATATGTTTGAGTACCTCCCGATAGGGTAATATAATCTTTCTTTAATTCATTATTACCACCAGCTTGTAGCCCAACAATTTTGGAATAGGAATGTGTATATTGGGTTTCGTAGTCTAAACTACGAGTTGTAAACGCTCTGCTTAATGATTGGGTGTCAACATCTAAACCCGCTAATGCGGACCATTGAGACTCAATTAACCAATCACTAACATATTGTTCGTATTCAGATAGAGATAATTCTAAAAATGTATCCATTTGTTCTTGGGTAAGTTCGATACCACGAACGGGCATACCTAATAAATGGAATACCTGAGTATATAGTTTTTCTTTTTCCGGTTGTGAAATAATTGTGCTCATATTTGATATATTCCAATAAATATCTTATATTTGGTAATATGAATATTGTTAAAAATATAAAGGTGGATTATTTCTTTATACAAGGACTATTTGATTTGGGGTACCAAGATGGAAACGGTTGGAAATCGTACTATTTTAACGAAGCCCAATCTTGTTTTAAAAAACATTACGAACCCATAAATAAATGGAGACCTAACCCAAAAGATTCAAAAAAATACGGTCATTATAATAATGATAATTTATGGTCTTGGACCAATAGAATTAACACTCACCCAAATTGTTGTTTATCTTTTTATAATTGGGCAGTTAAATATGACCCAAATACGTTCATTGAATTTGGGAATCCTGAATACCATGAATATAATGCAAAACAAATGTGGAAGTTTGTTGATAATTTCTTTGATTTAATTTTTACCACAAATAAAACTGAAAAATATCTTAAGGAATTAAAGATAAAATGTAGTAAATCTTGGAATAATGGTAACATAACTGTGATTGCCATTGTTTTATCTTTATTTGACACATTTGGTAAGATAACCGATATTGATTATACATTTGACTATGGTGATGGTGTTGATATGAATGGGGTCGATTTAAGTTTTAAATTACCAAATGGGGAGTTAAAAACCATGCAGATTAAAAGCGGTACATTTATCAACTTAAGAGATGAGTTTCATATAAAAGGTTCACCTAACGATTTAAAATATGACGTTGACTATTATGGTTATGCAAATGTTGATGGGTGGAAAGGTATTACTTCGGTTATTATATTTGATAATGTACCAAATATAGACAAAGAAGATAAGACTTTAATTGTTAAAACAGAATACATAAAATACAATAAAATTAAACATATGCCAATACCTGAAAAATTAAATGAACTTTTAGTTCTTTGTGGAAGAAATGATATTGAATTTATTTTGAAAAAAGAAGATGATTTAAATTCAGTAATCTATGATAATGAAACTAAAAAAATAACAATAAATTTTATTGATAGTGAAGATAAAGAAATGGAAACTTTATTGACTAATAAAATTAATGAACTAAAGGAGACTTTTAAGTAAGTCTTTACTGAAGGATTCTGAGTATTCACCATCTCCCATAACTTGGTCAATAATTCCTTTTTTCTTTTGTAGTATATTATAGATTATTTTCTCAACCGTGTTCTCAAATACGGGATAATAAACTAACACACTATTCTTTTGACCGTAACGATATGCTCTATCTTCAGCTTGACTATGGTGTGCGGGTACAAATGATAAATCATTCATAACAACAACTTCACCCGCAGTTAAAGTAATACCAACACCACCCGCAACAATATTGGAAATGAATATTTTTATCTTGTCTTCATTTTGAAATCTATCAACACTTTCTTGTTTCTTTTCTTTGGACATACTACCATTTAATATTACGGAGTTCTTTTTGTATTTCTCATGTAACATATCTAATGACATTGTGAAATTGGTAAACACAATTACTTTCTTCCCTTGATCTAAACATTTATCTATAATCTCACATGTGTATGGGATTTTTTCATAGGCAATAAGTTGTCTAATTTTCATTAAACGATTTAAAGTAACACTAATAGTTTCGTTATCCTTCTTATCATTACTAATTCTTGTAAACTCTTCTAACTCCTCATCATACATTCTACTTGTGAGTTCCACAAAAACAGGAGTGACTATTTTTTCGGGTAAATCAAGAATATCGGTTTTCATCCTGCGAAGAACATATGACTTAGTACGTTCACGTAATTCATCTAAATTACTCGCTCCACTTGTATTCCACACTTTTCTATTCCCAACCGAAAACTGATAACCTTTACAATATCTACGAACGTATGATTGCCAATTCAATGTTAAAGGTGAATCAACAATTTTAAGAAGATTAAAATAATTTATTGGACGAGATGTCATAGGTGTACCTGTCAATAACCAAACTCTTGGTATGGTTTCCAAAACATCATTTAATAAACGAGTTCTATTTGCGGTACTATTACTAACATAGTGAGCTTCGTCTACAATTGCTAAATCAAATTTTTCATTTACCAATAATTTAAAGTCATCACTATCTTCACTTTTTTCTGTTGTATGATAATTCTTTAATATATCATAGTTAATAATGTAATAGTCAAAAGTAGATCCCCATTTACGACCCTCCACAATTAATACTTTTCTATCTGTGTAATTTTTAATCTCTCTATCCCAATTTATTTTAAGGGATGCTGGACAAACAATTAATACTTTCTTAGCGCCACTCTCCATTGACGCAATAACCGCTGCCGTCGTTTTTCCGAGACCCATATCATCGGCCAATATAAATTTGTTGTTTGCTAATAACTTCTCAATGGCGACCTTCTGGTGTTCCATTGGAGGACGATTACTATATGGACTATAATCAATTACACGATTTAACTTTTTTTCTTCTTGGACAATTGCAGATTTGGGTAACCACATTGCGTAGTTTTGTTCTTTTTCAATTACTTTACCCCAAATATGATAAGCTTTATCCGATTCACATAGTAGTTTTTCACACCATATTTTTTCTGGAACCAATGGAAGTAATCTTTCCTCCATTATTTTTTCACCAAATGTAGAGACAATATTAATATGTTTTCTAGCAACTTTTGGATCGGTGTCTTTATATTTCAGGACGTACTCTGCCTGAGGTCTTGTTAGTTTAAAGTTTTTAACTTCTACGAATTTACGTTTGTATTCTAATAAAACGTTATTAAAACCTTCGTAAACAGTTAGAACGTCCCTTGCTTCAACTTCTGGTATTTTTCTTTCCATTATATTATATCTATAATATAACTAAATAGAATGTAACATTAAACTATTTATTAGGATATGGACAATAAATTACCAATTACCAGATTATCTAAATTTTTCTCACAAGACGATTTTGATATCAATATCCAAATGGGGCAAGAGTACCTTCACGGAGATTTGAATATGAAATTGGTGTTATATCGTGTGGATAGACAAAAAACAGATAATGATGATGTATACGCCGAGGCGGGTATGGATGAAATAAAATATTTTCCTCCTATTGAATTTAACGCGTTGGTTAAGATAGACGAACCTAAAAATGCAACATACACTAAAGGTTTAATTAGGTATAATGAACCTGGTAATTTAACATTGTCAGTTTATATAACACATTTAGAAGAATTAAATATTGATATAAGATATGGTGATTATATTGGTTACCAAGATTCAGAGGATAAATTAAGATATTATACTGTTTCAAATGACGGTAAGGTGACATCTGATAATAAACACAAAATGTTTGGATTCAAACCACACTATAGAACTATAGTTTGTACACCAACACAACAAAACGAATTTAGAGGAATATAACATGGGAGTACCTAAAAGAAAAAACAACATCGATGTTTACGGAGACGGAAAGGAAACTTTCCAAGGTAAACAGGTAATTGGAAGAAGACAGGAGTTATTAGATAGAATAACTAAGTCAGACTCATATTTACCCGATTCAATTCTACATGATGATTTGGATAGTGGAATGTTAGATTTCATAAAAACAAATTTCAAAGTTGTTTCTGATGGTCAAACCATACCTATTATCCCTAAAATATTAACAATCCAAAGATGGGGTGAGTTTTCAAATAATTGGGAATTTTCCGATGATGATGGAAATGTTAAAATACCATTTATTGCAATTATTAGAAAACCAGACGTTCAGCCTGGCACAAACCCCGTAACTCAAAGAACAATACCTGATAGAAAAACTTTCCATTATGCAACAGTTCCAACTTGGAATGGAACTGAAATTGGTGCCGATGTTTATAAAATGCCTCAACCTGTTGCAGTGGATATTACATTTGAGGTTACAATCGTGTGTCATAAATTTAGAGAATTAAATAAATTCAATAAAACAGTATTACAAAAATTCTCATCTAGACAAGCATATACAACTGTTAAAGGTCATTATATACCAATTATATTGGAGAGTATAGAGGATAGTAGTCCTATTGATACTGTTGACGGAAGAAGATTCTACATACAAAATTATAAATTTGTAATGTTAGGTATTCTAATTGATAGTGAAGAATTTGAGGTTAAGCCAGCAATAAGTAGATTTTTCTTAATGAACGAGTTTATTACAGAGAAGGCGGTGTCTAAAAAATTCATTAATAAATTAATCGATATCACCCTTGCTTCCTTTGTTGCGGATGGATTACAAACCCAATTTAGTGTTGGGGAAACTATAGGAACTTTATTTAATGTGTCTATTAATGGTCTAGTTCAAGAAAGAGATGTTGATTATTTCCATGTTGCTTACACATCTAAAATAACATTTGCCTCTCCTCCATTGGAAGGAAGTATTATTATTATAACATATTATAAAGGAAGAAATAGTGTAATTACAGACACATATGGTAGTATTTTACAAGTAGTAACAGAATATTACACATATAGTGGTGGTAGTTTAGTGATTACATTAAATAACGGAATTAATAGTATTATAACTGTAGACATTAATGGTTTGATTGAAGAGGAGGGTGGTGGATATGAAATTTCTGGTAGTCAAACAATAACATTACAGGGTACACCAATAATTGGGTCTAGAATAGGTATAACCTATTTGTTTTAATCATCACCATACATATCTTTCTTTTTTGGCTTACAAAGTTCTTCAATGTACTTTTCTAATATTTTATAAATTTTTAATCCATTCTTTTCGCAGTGTGTTTTTAACATCTCATGGTGTTTTTCACTGATTTTTACATTTTTTTGTTTGTTTTCCATGATAAAAGATATAAAAGGATATAAAAAGATAATTTACTATCTTTTTTAATAAAAGTACGGAAATCTTTGCTAAAAACAAAGATATTTATAGAATAACTAATAAAAATAATTAACCAAACAACAATCGATGGCAAATTCAAACAGAGTATTCGTTTCTCCTGGTGTGTATACATCAGAGAAGGATCTAACATTCGTGGCTCAAAGTGTCGGAGTAACTACATTGGGAATGGTGGGGGAAACCTTAAAAGGACCTGCATTTGAACCAATTTTAATAGGAGACTTTGACGAATTCAAAACATATTTTGGTGGTACTTCTCCCGAAAAAGACGGAGTTGGTAATCCAAAGTATGAGTTACCTTACGTAGCAAAATCTTATTTACAAGAATCCAACCAATTATTCGTAACAAGAGTACTTGGGTTGACAGGATATAAAGCGGGTGTTACATTCGCGGTAAAAACATTAGGGGGTATAAGCCCAACAGGAACAACTTGGTCGAATAGTTTAACCGGAACTTCATCTGGTACTATGGATCCAAATGTTTTAGCTACATTAACAGGAAGTACATTTTATGGTGAACTTTCTGGAAAAACCGCAACTGTGGGGACAATTACCGATTATATCTTTAATAATTTTAGTGGATATACAACAGGTGGTACCGCTGATGGAACTTGGTTCACAATTGGTTTAGTACCTACATCAGGAACTACAGGTCAAACTTCTACATTGGAAGTTGTTTCCCCATTATCGGGTTCATTAAATGAAAATAGTCCTAATAATAAAGAATGGTATAACGTGTTCTTTAATTCAGGTGCAACAATCAGTAATGTTTATTCATATAAATTTGTGTGGAATACCTCTACAGGTGTATTTGATGTTACTCGTTACGTATACGCAGCTGAGGTTAATACAGACTATAATGGTATCTCTGTTCTATTATTAAGATCAAGAGGTAGATATGTTAGTGAATCATTAACATATGAAGTTACGGGTACAACTCAATTATCAATATCAGAAATTTCAGGTATTGACATTGAAACAAACCCATTAAATGAATTTACAATTAACGTAACAGGTGCAACAGTAACAGGTGGAACATCATTTACATGTTCTATGGACGTAACATCAACAAAATACGTAACAAAAGTATTAGGTTCTGATGTTTTTGATAAATCATATAGTGACTTCCCTGTATATGTTTACGAATCATATCCTAACTTATTAAAGGCAGGTTTTGAAAGAGGTTTAATTAGAGGTTTAAGTACAACAAAAGTATTTAACACAGAAGGTAATAATTTCTTGGGTCAATGGGATACCCCAATGTCTCCAACTGTAGTTTCAGAAGTAAGAGGTGGTAATGTATCAGATTTATTTGATGTTATTACAATTTCTGACGGAGAAGCGGCAAATTACCAAGTAAAAATAACAATACAAAATATTAATCTTGACTCAGGTGAATTTGATTTAATTGTTCGTGATTTTAACGATACAGATGATAATCAAGTTGTTCTTGAAAAATTCTCAAGATGTTCAATGAATTCAGAAGCTCCAGGTTATGTTGCTAGAAAAGTAGGAACATCGGACGGTGAGTATGAATTACGTTCTAAATATATTATGTTATCAATGTCAGATAATCATCCAACAGATGCTTTCCCTGCTGGTTTCAAAGGTTTTGTAAATAATAAAAACTTCTCAGGAACAACTGTAGGTAGTGTAATATTTAAAACCGAATATACCGATGCTGGTGATGTTGTAACATATAGTGCAGATGGTAATGAAGTCATAGAATCTGGAGATAAAGTTAAAAAGGTAATGTTAGGACTTTCATCACAAGTTGGATTTGATAGTGATTTATTTAAATATAAAGGTGTTGGTGGTACGAATACAACATTTGGTTTTCACTTATCAACAAACGCATCTTCAATTGTAACAACTGGATCAACTCAAATTTATCAAACAACAGCCTACGATTTAGAAGGAACAGAAAAAGATAAATTAGCTAATATTGCATATCGTAAATTTACATTTGCGGTTAGTGGTGGTCATGATGGTTGGGATATCTACAGACAAACAAAAACATATAGTGATAACTACATTTTTGGTAAATCAACATATACTAACAATAAAACAACTGGTTTATATAGTGGTGTCTTCAGTCCAACAACTGGAAACTCTGATTATTATGCTTATTTACAAGGTATTGAAACGTTTGCAAACCCTGAAGCGATTGATATCAATGTATTCGCAACTCCAGGTATTAACTTCCAAGAACATACTTCATTGGTAAATCAAGCAATTGATATGATTGAAAATGAAAGAGCGGATTCATTATATATAATGAACTCACCGAATTCAACTTCAGCAACACAAGTAGTTGATGATTTGGATACAGCTTCTATCGATTCTAACTACTCAGCAACTTATTGGCCTTGGATTCAAATAAGAGATACCGATAACGCTACTAACATCTATATCCCACCAACAGGTGAGGTTTTGAAGAACATTGCGTTAACAGATAACGTTTCTTATCCTTGGTTCGCAGTTGCGGGTTATTCAAGAGGTTTGGTAAACGCGGTTAAAGCTTCTAAAAAATTAACTCTTGATGAAAGAGATGATTTATACAAAAATAGAATTAATCCAATTGCTACATTCTCTGATACAGGTACCATTATTTGGGGTAACAAAACATTACAAGTTAGAGAGTCTGCACTTGATAGAATCAACGTAAGAAGATTATTATTGAGAGCAAGAAAATTAATCTCTGCAGTAGCTGTTAGATTGTTATTTGAACAAAATGACGAACAAGTTAGACAGGAGTTCTTGAGATTGGTTAACCCTATCTTAGATTCAATTAAGAAAGAAAGAGGTTTATATGAGTTTAAAGTTAGTGTTTCTAGTGATCCAGAGGATATAGATGCAAACACTTTAAGAGGTAAGATTTACATCAAACCTACTCGTTCTCTTGAATTTATTGATGTTGAATTCGTAATAACTCCAACAGGAGCATCATTTGAGAATATCTAATCTAAAAGGAAGGTATAAAAATAAGAAGGGGGTCGAAAGACCTCCTTTTTTGTTTGTGGAATGCTCCACGTGGAACCAACTGGTATAAAGGTTTTATTATTATACGATGCCCAGTATACTAGAACTAGATATACTAGTATTTATATTATATTTATTAAAAGATATATAATTTTATTATTTATTACTGGAACTGGAATACTGGAGGATTTGTAAAAAACTACGAAAAATAATTGACAAAATCAAGTAGCAACCGAAAAATAAATTTATTTCCAAAAAAGATATATTTATAAGAAGTATAAAATAACAAAAAACTTAACAAATACAAAATGGCAGATTTACTAATGAAAATGCCGGTTCCTTATGAACCGAAAAGACAGAACAGATTTATTCTTAGATTCCCTTCATCTTTGGGAATTAACGAGTGGTATGTATCTTCAACAAAAAGACCTTCAGCTAAAATTAACTCAACAGAGATTCCTTTCTTGAACACTTCAACATACGTTGCTGGTAGATTTACTTGGGAAGAAATGAGTGTTACATTTAAAGACCCGATTGGTCCTTCAGCTTCTCAAGCATTAATGGAATGGTTCCGTTTACACGCAGAATCAGTAACAGGTAGAATGGGATATGCTGCTGGATATAAAAAAGATATTGAACTTGAAATGTTAGACCCAACAGGAGTTGTGGTTGAAAAATGGATTATCCAAGGTTGCTTTTTAACAAGTTTAAACTTTGGTGATTTAGATTATAACAACGATGCTTTAGCTCAAATTACATGTAACTTGAGAATGGACCGTTGTATCCAAGTATATTAATAGTTATTTTTTCATATTTAAACCAGTAACCAAATTAGTAAATCTGTCTAATGGGTTACTGGTTTTTTATTTTAAATCTTTACTTTGTGATAGTTATAGTATAACTTTATAGTATGGAAGAATACAGAGTAGACCCCAATATCGCATATGACGTAGTTGAATTACCTAGTAGAGGTATTCACTATACAAACAACAAAAAATCGGTTAGAATTGCTTATTTAACTGCTGCAGATGAAAACATTTTATCATCCCCAAGTTTAATTGCAACGAACAAAGTTGTTGATGAATTATTAAAAAGAAAAATTTTAGATAAAGATTTACCAATTGATGATTTGGTTGAGGAGGATAGACAAGCTATATTGATTTTCCTACGAAATACCTCTTTTGGTAGTGAATATAAGATTACCGCAACTGACCCTAAAACAGGGGAACAATTTTCATTCGAGGTTGATTTATCAACAATGAAAACGAAGGACTTCTCATTGACTGCGGATGCAAATGGAGAATATCCATTTTATATGGAAAAATCTAAAATTGATATCACCTTTAAATTTCTAACAAAAAAACAAGAAAAGGAAATAGATGTGATTAGAGATAGTTGGAACGGTAATGGTATTGCACCAATTGTAACCAAACAACTTGAAATGATGATAAAATCGGTAGGTGGAAATAAAGATTTAATGAATATTAGAAATTTTGTTGAAAATTTACCAATAAAAGATTCACAGGATTTTAGGAAATTTATAAACGAGAATAAACCGGGGTTAGATTTAACCCAAACAGCAACCACCCCGTCAGGAGACACAATCCAAGTTGAAATTGGATTCGGGGTTGAGTTTTTTCGTCCTTTCTACGGATTATAAAAAGGGACAATTAGATGAAATTTTATTTTTGGTTAAAAGAGGTTTCTCTTACGGAGACCTTCTTTCTATGCCTGTTTATATTAGACGATATTATATTCAACATTTAATATCATTAGAAACCTCAAGTTAATCTATTTATATGTATGGCAAATATTAGTGATTATATAGGGAAGTATGGATCTGCGTTGAATGATTCAAAAGCTTATATAGATAAGGTTGAATTAGAAACAGGTAAAAAATATACTATCACAAGTGGAGAATCTCAAAAAATATTAGATTTTTGGAATAAAAAACAAAATGGGGTAACTCCAACAACAAATACACCATCTTCATCGAATCAAAATTTTGGTAACAAGGTAGTCGATTTAACGAAAGGGTTATTGGACACCCAAACCACACAAACAAGTCAATACGATTCAAAAGAAATGTATAGAATTAATGATATGTTAGATATCATTAACAAAAAAGGTGAAACCACAGGCGGGCTTATGGATATGGCAAAAAGAGCATTAGGTGATGTTGCATCTGGAATTGCTACCCAATTAACTCAGGAATCTCAACTAAGAACTGATATCAACGAAAAGGTTGGTATGCAAGGTGAATTATCAAAAGGATTGAGGGAGGAAATGGTTGCCGCGTATCCATCTGTACTTAGATTAGGATATGGTATGGAACAGTTATCTGGTATGATGACTGAAATGATGGGTAAAACAGGAAGATTTAATTTAATATCAGAACAAACAATAGGTCAAGCAGCTAAAACCGCAAGAGCAT